ACTGGAGAAGATGGGTATAGAAATAGTTTGGTTTTTTACCCATTAAAAGCATTTAAAGGATTAGATTAATATGAACAAAACAGAACACCATAAAAAAGCAATTATAGAAGCGTTAGAGAAATCTTTAGGAGTTGTAACAACTGCTTGTAAGATAGTAGGAGTAGGAAGAACAACATTCTACCAATGGTTAAAAGATGATGAGGTATTTGCACGACAAGTAAAAGATATTGAAAACATTGCTTTAGATTTTGTAGAGAGTAAATTGTTTGAGAATATAAGAGATGGTAAAACATCTGAAACTATATTCTATTTAAAGACAAAAGGAAAGAATAGAGGTTATGTAGAACGACAAGAAATAACTGGAGCAGATGGTATGCCTACTAAATTTGAAATAGAAATAATTGAAAATAAAAACTAACGTAGTATTTAAGCATCTTTTAAAATCAGATAAAAAGATAATAATAGAGCAAGGTGGTACAAGGTCTGGAAAGACATATAACATTTTGCTTTATATTATTTTTAAATATTGTTTAGAAAACACAGGCAAGACAGTTACGATATGTAGGAAAACATTCCCAGCTGTTCGTAGTTCTGTTATGCGTGATTTTTTAGATATACTAAAGCAGTACAATTCTTATTCAGAGTTAAGCCACAATAAGTCAAACCACGAATACAAACTAAATGGAAACCTTATTGAGTTTATTTCTTTAGACCAACCACAAAAAGTAAGAGGTAGAAAAAGAAACTTACTATTTATAAATGAAGCAAACGAATTAGATTACGAAGATTGGCAGCAGTTAATCTTTAGAACAGAAGATAAAATAATTCTTGACTTTAATCCATCGGATGAATACCATTGGATATATGACAAGGTAATACCACGAGAAGATGCCGATTTCTATATTACTACTTATTTGGATAATAGCTTTCTTAATAAAAGCATTACTGAAGAAATAGAACGTTTAAAGGAAACAGATGAAACCTATTGGCAAATATATGGTTTAGGTTTAAAAGGTGTTTCTAAAGCTACTATATTTAATTATACAGAAGTAAACCACATACCACACGATGCAGAGTTTATAAGCTATGGTGCAGATGCAGGATACTCCAATGACCCAACAACGTTAGTTTCTGTTTATCGTAAAGACCACAACTTATATATTAAAGAGCATATATACCAAACACAAATGACTACTTATGATATTAGTAGAAAGTGGAAAGACATTGGTATCGAAAGAGAAACAATTTATTTTGATAGTGCTGAACCGAGATTAATCGAGGAATTAAGAAGAATGGGTTTTAATGTACGACCAAGTTTAAAAGGTGCTGATAGTATCAACGCAGGAATAGACCTCTTAAAACGTTTTAAAATACATATAGAGAAAGATAGTCATAATTGTATTCAAGAGTTTAGGAATTACAAATGGCAAGAGGATAGGTCTGGTAAGATGATAAATAAACCAATAGATAAAAACAACCATACTATTGATGCGGTTCGATACGCTACTTATTCAGTATTGAGTAAACCAAACTTTGGCAAATACGCTATCCAATAAAAATAATTAACTTTTTTTGTTAATAAATTTGTGAGAACCAAATAAAGGTTTTATATTTGCAATGTAATTAAAAAACAAGACAAGATGACAACTACAAAAACAACTTACAACGGATGGACAAACTACTCAACTTGGAGGGTAATGTTAGAAAACTTTGATGGAGAAGAAAGACGATTAGATGCTCAAGAATGTAAAGAAATGGTCGAGGAGTATTTAGAACTTCAATGTGATAATGAAATGACATTAAGTTATGCATTAGCTTTTTTAAATGATGTTAATTGGTATGAAATTTCAGATGCATTAAAAGATAATTAAAAACAACCAACTAAATAATTAACCTTTACAGAAATGTAAGGGTTTTTTGTTTTATATTAGTTTCTAAAATATTTAATAATTAACTATATACTTATATGAAAGTCGATTTAATAGTACCTAATAGTTTAAACGAAGTTACTTTAGGGAAATACCAAGAGTATTTAAAACTAAAGGATTTAACAGAAACACAACTATCATTCAAAATGATTGAAATATTTTGTGGGGTTAAAGCTGAACACGTTAGATTACTAAAAGCAAGTGATGTTACAGATATTGTAAATATTATGTCTGCAATGTTTGAAAGCAAACCAAGTTTAGTACACACCTTTAAAATGGGTGGGGTTGAATATGGTTTTATTCCTAATCTTGATGAGATGAGTTTTGGAGAATATATTGACCTTGATACTAATATAGGGGATTGGGATAATATGCAAAAAGCTATGGGGGTTTTATATAGACCAATAGAAATAAGAAAAGGGAATAGGTACACGATAAAGGAGTATGATGCAGGAGATACAGAGCATTTAAAAGATATGCCATTAGATGCCGTTTTAGGTTCTATCCTTTTTTTTTATCATTTAGGGAACGAATTGTGTCAAACTATGATGAACTCTTTGGAGCAAACGGAGGAAACACTCTTACAAGAGTATCTCAATTCGGAACAAAATGGGGTTGGTACTCAAGCGTTTATGCTCTCGCTCAATCAGATATTAGACGATTTGAAGATATCACTAAATTAAAAATGCACGAATGTTTATTATTTCTAACGTTTGAAAAAGAGAAGCAAGAAATAGAAGCAAGTCAAATAAAAAATAAATTCAATGCAGGGAATTAGAGGGTTTTACCAATTAACGGAAACAATAAAAGAGCAGCTACTAAATGATGTAAATGTCAATACAGTAACTACTGGAGATATAACAGAGATAGATTTATCTAAACAAACTATATTCCCTTTAAGTCATATTATTGTAAACAACGTAATCACAGAAGAACAATATTTGTCTTTTAATATTACAGTACTTGCAATGGATATTGTAGACGAAAGTAAAGAACCTACAACAGATATATTTAGAGGTAACGACAATGAGCAGGATGTGTTGAATACTCAATTAGCAGTATTAAATAGATTGACAATGTTATTGAGAAAAGGAAACTTACATAGTGATTTATACCAGTTAGATGGTTCTCCTAATTGTGAGCCATTCTATGAAAGGTTTGAAAACAAATTAGGGGGATGGGCTTGTACGTTTGATATATTTATTCAAAACGATATTAATATATGCAGCTAAAAGAAACAAGAGATGCTTTAAATAAGTTTGCTAAATACGTTATACAACAATCAAGAAGTAATCTAACTAAAGGCAAAAAGAACGTATCTAAAGAACTTTACAATAGTTTGGATAGTGATGTAAAGGTTTCTAAAAATAGCTTTCAATTAGAGTTCTTTATGGAGCAATATGGTATATTCCAAGACAAGGGTGTACGAGGTGCAGGAGGTGTAAGAAAGACAACAAGTAAGTTTAATAAAAGAAACAACAAGGGTAAAATCTGGAAGCAAAAAGGTGGTAATAGTCCATTTAGTTTTAAAGAGGGTAGAAAGCCATCTGTAAAGCATTTTAAAGATTGGGCAAATAGAAAAGGTTTATCAGCTTACGCAGTTAGAGATGCAGTATTTAGGCAAGGAATTAAACCAAGTTTATTCTTTACAAAACCATTTGAAAAAGCATTTAAGAACTTACCTAAAGATATAGTTAAGGCATATGCATTAGATGTAGAAAAACTTTTAGAGAACACAATAAAAGACAATTTAAAATAAAATACAATGGCAGTAAATTTAAGAAGTCCGTATTATGTAGAGATGGAGGATAGTGATATGGTTTATTCTATTCTTAAACTATATATATGGACAGGTCCTTTAGAGGATATACCATCTATCCCTCAATACACTTTGAGAAAAAATGTAATTACTGGACAGACAGAAAACTATTATGAGATATCAGAACTTATAAGGGATTATTTAGATTTAACTTTTAATAATACTTATGGTGATAATCAATGTGTTTATTTTAAATATGATATAAGGGCATATGACATTAATGGTACGGAAATAGTTTCTGATGAGATTACATCATTTGCTTTTGATAGTTATTCTTACTTTGAAGAAAATCGTTTTGATGTAGAAGATAATCCATTGATGATTTCTAACAGACAGATATTTGCACTTGCTGACAATCTTGTTAGGGTTCCAATAAATACTAAAAACAATCCTACTATTACTTTTCTAAAAGATGGTGTTGTAGTGGGTACATATAGTTACAATAGTAGTCCAGATACAGAAGACCAAATAAAATACATTACATTAAGTGGAACTACTGATAGTGATAGTTATATAGATAGGATTTTAAATGATGGTGGAGTGTATGAAGCTAACAAATGTATTGTAGCTTTTTTAGATGAATACGAAATAGGAGAGATTGATGAAATTAGGGTAAGCGATGACAACGTAGAACTTGAAACTATAAAGGTTAAAACTTTAGAGGAATGCAAATACAGTCCAAAGAAAGTAACATTTATAAATAAGTTTGGGGCGTTACAAGATATGTATTTCTTTAAAAAGGCAGTTGAAAAAATGACTGTTAAAAAAGAAACATATAAGTCAAATATATTATCAGGACGTACATATAATAGAACCCATCACGTTAACAGAGAATTTAATGTAGTTGGAAGAGAAAGCGTAACTTTAAGTAGTGGTTTCTTGAGTGAGGAATACAACGAAGTGTTTAAACAAATGATGCTATCGGAAAAGGTTTGGATAACAAATATTATTGAAACTGGAGAACAAGTATTACCAATCAATGTAAAGACATCAAACATCACTTATAAGACATCATTAAACGATAGGTTAGTAGAATACACTTTTGACTTTGATAATTCATTTGATACTATAAACAACATTCGATAGATGCAGATAATTCAGTTATACATAGAGGGGCAAAGGGTTGATATGTTTAAAGATGAAAGTGTAAGTATTACGCAATCTATTCAAAATGTAAAAGATATTGCAAAGATATTTACTGATTTCACAAAAACGTTTTCAGTACCTGCGTCTAAAGTAAATAACAAGATATTTAAACACTATTATAATTTTGATATTGTTGATGGATTTGATGCAAGGATAAAAAAGGACGCTAACATTGAATTAAATAATTTACCCTTTAGAAATGGTAAGATAAAACTTGAGGGAGTTGATTTAAAAAACAATGCACCTCATACTTACAAGATAACATTCTTCGGTAGTACAGTTACCTTAAAAGATTTATTGGGGGAAGATAAGCTACAATCATTAGATTTAACAGACCACGACCAAGTTTATAGTAATACTGATGTACGAAGTGCGTTATCATTTGACCCTACTACAAATGATGTTATTGTACCTTTAATATCTCAAAAAAGATTGTTTTATGATAGTGGAAGTCATACGGATAGTGGGCAAGGTAATTTATATTATGATACTGGACACACGCAAGATTTACACGGAGTTATTTGGAATGATTTAAAATACGCCATAAGGGTTGATGCTATATTACAAGCAATAGAGAATAAATATAATCTAACATTTAGTAATGATTTCTTAAATTCTTCTAACGAGCATTATTACAATTTATTTATGTGGTTGCATCGTAAAAAAGGTGCAGTAGAAAACCTTACTGGAGTAAATCAATCTATTATCAATGGGTGGACAGGTACGATAGGGGATTATGATGACACTCTTACTAAAATGGCAAGTAGCACTACATTAAGAGTAGCAGGTATCCCTACTGAATACCTTGCTTATAGTTTAGATTTAAATTCAACCACAACCGCAACCTATAAGGTTTCTTTGCAAAAAGATGGGATTGAAGTTTTCAATACTGGAAATGTTACAAATAGTGTTACAATAGACCAAACAGATTTTAATATTGAACAAGGAGATTATACTGTTTATATTGAAACTGATACGGATATTACTTTTAGTTTAATAAGATGGGATATTGAATATAGGGTAGAACAAGGAGAACCATTAGCTACTGCAACATATCCTATTTCTCCATATACACATACAAGTTTTTTTGCTTTTGCTATTAGTCAGCAAATACCAGATATGAAGATTATCGATTTTCTTACAGGAATATTTAAAATGTTTAATTTAACTGCATTTGTTGATAAAAACACAGATGAGATAATTGTAAAAACATTAGATGACTTTTATAGTGATGGAAATTCTTATGATATTACAAAGTATGTAGATGTAAATAAAAGTTCTGTAAATATTGCATTGCCTTATAAAGAAATTAACTTTTACCACGATGATACGAAAACATTTTTAGCGTCCAAGCATAACCAATTATTTGGTAAGGTTTGGGGTAAAGAAAGTTATATAGGTGGGGAAAAATTAGATGGAAGTATTTATAATGTAAAAACACCATTCTCGCAATTAAAATATGAACATTTGGTAAATGTTGCAAACGGAGGAACTACAACAGTACAAGTAGGTTATTTCGTTGATGACAACCAAGAAGATTACTTTGGGAAGCCATTATTATTCTACCCTATTAGACAATCAACAAATACAACTACAATATCATTTCTAACAAGTGAAACAACACACGTTCAACAAACGGTTTATAACATACCATCTAATAGTATTGCATTAGCAAGAAGTACAAGTAAAAAAAATATGAACTTTTTTCCAGAAACAAACGAATATACAGGTGGTGGAGATTTTACAGATACCTTGTTTGAGGTGTATTATAAAAATTATATAACAAGCGTATTCAATCCAAAGAACAGAATAACAAAAGTAACTGCTTATCTACCATTAAAGATATTGCTTAATTATTCATTAGCTGATAGGTTTGTAATTAATGGTAGTAGCTATAAAATAAATACAATTAACACTAATTTAGAAAGTGGAAAATCTGAATTAGAATTATTAAACGACCTATGATAAAGAATATATTAGATTTATTAAAGTTTGCAAAAGGAGAAACAGAGAGCATACAAATAGCACAAGGTAAATACAAACTACCTACAACATTAAAGGAGGGTTATAAAGCACTTAAAAAAGAAATAAAATGGCAATAGTAAAAGAGGTTGATATTAAAGTTAGTTCTGCACAAGCAGAAAAAAATCTACAAAATTTAAATGAACAACTTGAAATTCAAAAAGATGTTTTATTTGAATTAGAAAAACAATTATTTGAAGTTGAACAAGCTCAAAAATCTACATCTAAAACAAACCTTGCTGCACAAAAAAAGTTAGCAGACCAATCTGAAAAACTTAAAAAATCTATTCAACAAGAGAAATTTGGATATAAAGAATTAAGTAATCAGAAAAGAAAAGCTACATCTATTCAAAAAGATTTAACAAAATCACAAAAAGAGGCAACAGAAGTTACTGGCAATCTAAATGGTGTTATTGACAAATACACTGGTGGAGCAGTTACGGGTTTTAAAAATATGATTAAAACCTTAAAGGGTGTAATTAAAAGTATGAACCTTGTAAAAATTGCAGTTATAGGTACTGGTATTGGTGCATTAGTTATAGCTTTAGTTTCTTTACGAGCAGCTTTTAAAAGTTCAGAAGAGGGGCAAAATAAGTTTGCTAAAATAATGGGTGTTATTGGTTCTATAACTGGTAACCTTATTGACTTACTTGCTAATTTAGGAGAAAGTATTATATCTGTATTTGAAAACCCTAAACAAGCAATAATAAATTTAAAGGATTTAATTGTAGAAAATATTACAAATAGATTTAATGCCATTATTGATACACTTGGTTATTTAGGTAGTGCATTTAAAAAGGTATTTAGTGGAGACTTTAGTGGTGCTTTAGACGATGCAAAATCAGCAGGTAGTTCTTTTGTAGATGGTTTAACTGGTGTTGAAGATAGTATTAATAAAGTAACAGAAGCAACTAAAGGTCTTGTAACGGAATTAAAAGAAGAAGCAAAAATTGCTGGACAAATAGCAGACCAAAGAGCCAAAGCAGATAAATTAGAAAGGGGATTAATTGTTGAGAGAGCAGAAGCAGATAGAAAGGTTGCAGAATTAAGAGAAAAAGCAGCAGACAAAGATAAGGTAAGTGCTAAAGAAAGGATTATAGCATTAGAAGAAGCAGGTAGGATTTCAGAAGAAATAACAAACAAAGAAATCGCTGCTGCAAGATTAAGGTTTAATGCTAAAGTAGAAGAAAACAAATTATCAAAATCTACTAAAGAAGATTTAACAGAAGAAGCTAATCTAAAAGCAAGGTTAATTCAATTAGAAACGGATAGATTGAGAAAACAGAAATCTATTACCGCAGAAATTAGTGGAGCGAGGAAAGAAGAAAAAGCAAGATTAGAAGCAGAAGCAAAAGAAAAGCAAGATGCAATAGATAAGATAGCTACTGATGAAAAAACAAGATTAGATGCAATACAAAAAGTAAGAGATGATTTTGCACAAAAACAAAGAGAGAAAGAAGTAGAAACAGAGTTACAAAAAATAGATTTAGAGGAACAAAAGAAGATTGCAGAGTTAGATAAATTAAATGCAACTGAACAACAAAAGCAAGAAATTTATGAATACTATGCAGGATTAAGAACTGATGTAGAAGTAAAAGAAAACAAGAAAAAAGAACGAATTGAAAAGCTACGGAAACAACAAACTTTAAACGATGCTAAAAATACTTTAAATCAGATATCACAATTAGCAGGTAAAGATAGTAAGATAGGAAAAGCTATGGCAATAGCGAGTGCAACTATTAGTGGTGTTGAGGGTGTTCAAAATGCTTACTCTACTGCACAAAAATCTCCTATAACTACATTTTTCCCTGCATATCCAGTTGTACAAGGTGCGTTGGCAGGTGCAGTAGCTTTAAAGAATATTAGTGCTATTAAAAGTGTAAACCCAACTGGTGGAGGTTCAAGTACAGTACCAACTCCATCTGGTGGTGGAAGTTCTGCTCCTACTCCTCCATCGTTCAATGTAGTGGGTGCAAGTAATACAAGTCAATTAGCTGATGCAATAGGTAGCCAATCACAAGAGCCAACAAGAGCGTATGTAGTTTCTAATGATGTAACTACCGCACAATCAATGGATAGAAATATCGTAGATGGAGCATCTATTTAAAACCTTTTGGTTTTGATTTAAAAAGACAAAATAAAAACATTATAACTATATACAAATATGAATATAATAGAGTTAGTATTAGATGAAGATAATAACGAAATAGGTATTGAAGCTATTAGCGTAGTTGAAAACCCTGCTATTGAAGAAGATTTTATTGCTTTAAATAGTAATATTGTAGAATTAAAAGAAGCTGATAAAGAAAAGAAGTTACTTGTAGGTGCATTGTTGATACCTAACAAACCTATTTACAGAAGAAGTGGAGATGAGGAATACTATATATACTTTTCAAAAGATACAGTAGTAAAAGCATCTCAAATGTATTTAATGAATGGTAACCAAAGCAAAGCCACTTTAGAACACGAACACGATATTAATGGACTAACACTTGTTGAAAGTTGGATAGTAGAAGATGAGGTTCACGATAAGTCACGAAAGTTTGGTATGAATGTGCCATTAGGTACTTGGATGGGTTCTGTCAAAGTAAATAACGATGAGGTTTGGAATGACTTTGTGAAAACTGGAAAGGTAAAAGGTTTTAGTATCGAGGGTTACTTTGCTGACAGAATGGAAAGACCTAAAGAACCGATTGCAGATTTACAAGAAGAATTAGCAGCGATAGAAGAAGCTGAAGCTGAATATATGTTATCTCAAATTAAAGCGGTTATTAAAAGTGATAAACGACTTAAAAAAGGTAAGAGGACAGAAATGGAAAGTTTTTCTGACTATCCACAATCTGTAAGCAACAATGCTAAAAGAGGTATTGAATTAAATAAGAAAGTAAATAATAAATGTGCTACACAAGTTGGTAAGGTAAGAGCGAAACAATTAGCAGACCGAAAGCCAGTAAGTATGGAAACTATCAAACGTATGTTTTCGTATTTAAGTAGAGCAGAGGAATATTATAAATCTGGAGATACAGAAGCGTGTGGATATATTTCATATTTGTTATGGGGTGGTAAATCAGCAAAGAGTTGGGCAGAAAGCAAAATAAAACAAGATGAGAAAAAATAATAATAGCACACCAAGTAGAACAAGTCCTAAATCAAGCAAAAGAGGTTGTTTGTGTAAGAACAATACATACTCTAAAAAGTGTTGTGATGGTAGCATACAAGCACAAGGAGTAGGTAGAACATCAACTACTGTATAAACGAAAATACAAATTAATTATTTTAATACTATATATTTATATGAAACCAAGTGAAATGTTAAGTCAAGTAAAAACTCTTTTAGGAGTTGAGGTAAAACTTGAACAAATGAAATTAGAAAATGGAACTGTTTTAGAAGCAGATGCATTTGCAGAGGGCAATGAAATCTTTATTGTAACCGAAGATGAGCGAGTAGCTTTACCAGTAGGAGAATACATTTTAGAAGATGGTCAAATTTTAGTAGTTGAAGAAGAAGGTCTTATTAAAGAAATGAAATCTGGAGACGAAGAAGCTAAAGAAGAAGAGGTAGAAGTAGAAGCCGAAGAAGAAGAAGAAAAAGAAGAAATGGGTTATGCTACTAAAGAAGAACTTGCAGAGGTTAAATCAATGATTGAAGAAATCAAAGCAATGTTGGAACCTAAAGAGGAGATGAGTGAAGAACCAAAAGAGGAATTGAAAGAAGAAGTAGAACTTTCAGAAGTTACTCAAGAGGTTGTTAATGAAATTCCAGAAGAAGTAAAACAAGAATTATCAGAACCTGCTGCCGAGCCAATTAATACAAACGCAGAAGTTTCAAAAACACAAGTAAAATTCAATATTGCATCTAAAAGAAAGATGTCTACATTGGATAGAGTAATGAGTAAAATGAATAAATTATAATAAATTAAATTAAATAAAAATGAGTGTATCTTTAACATCAACTTATGCAGGGGAATTTAGCGGAAAGTATATCGCTGCTGCATTATTATCAGCATCAACTTTAGATAGTGGTGCTATTTCAATTCTACCAAACGTAAAGTTTAAATCTGTTATCCAAAAAGGAGCAACTGATGACATCGTAAAAGATGCATCTTGTGACTTTGTAACTAACCAAGGAACTTTAACTTTAACGGAAGCAGTATTGCAACCAGAGGAGTTTCAAGTAAATTTAGAACTATGTAAAAAAGACCTACACGCATCTTGGGAAGCTGCACAAATGGGCTATTCTGCATTTGATAATTTAGCACCATCTTTCGCTGAATTTGTAATTTCTCACGTTGCTGCAAAAGTAGCTGATAGAACAGAGAAGAACATTTGGAGTGGAGCAACTGCAACAAGTGGACAATTTGATGGATTTACTGCAAAGTTAACTGCTGATACAGATGTAATTGATGTAGCTGCAGGAACTGTAACTGCTGCAAACGTTATCGCTGAATTAGGAAAAGTAGTAGATGCTATTCCAACAAGCGTATACGGACAAGAAGATTTAACATTATATGTTTCTTCTAACGTAGCAAGAGCATACATTAGAGCATTAGGAGGATTTGCTGCAACTATCGGAGCAAATGGTTCTGACAACAAAGGAACTCAATGGTACAACGGAGGAGAATTATCTTTCGATGGTGTAAACATTTTCGTAGCTAAAGGATTAGCTGATAACACAATGGTAGCTGCACAAAAATCAAACTTATATTTCGGAACTGGTATCTTAAATGACCAAAATGAAGTAAAAGTAATCGATATGTCAGACATCGATGGTTCACAAAATGTTAGAGTAATTATGAGATTTACCGCAGGTGTACAACACGTTTTCGGTGGAGATATCGTACTTTATTCATAATAAATTAATTAATAATCATTAAAGAGGGTGGGTTCTGCCTACCCTTTTTTATTTAAAACAATATAAAAACTATGGCTTGTTCATTAACAACTGGACGTAAAGTACCTTGTAAATCGGCAGTAGGTGGGATTAAAACTATCTACTTTGCGGACTACGGAACTTTAGGTAACGCTACTATCGTAGCAGGAGAAATTACTGCATTAGCAGGAACTCCAGATTTTTTCCAATTCGATGTAAAAGGTAGTTCTGCTTTAGAAACTGCTATTAACTCATCAAGAGAAAATGGAACGACTTTTTATGAAAGTACATTAACTATGTCTTTAACGTTCCAAGACAAAGCAACTCAAGAAGAGTTGAAACTAATTGCACACGCAAGACCACACGTTGCTATCGAAGATTACAATGGTAATTTCTTCTTATTAGGATTAGACCACGGAGCAGAGGTAACTGGTGGTTCAATTACAAGTGGAGCAGCAATGGGAGATTTAAGTGGTTACTCTTTAACGATTGTAGCACAAGAAACTGCACCTCCTTACTTTGTAACATCAACAGTAATTACAGACGATGCATCTGCGGTTCAAATTGACCCAACTGCATAATTAAATTTAACTTTATATTAAAGGGGTATCTTAACGGATACCCTTTTTTTATTTAATACACACAAAAAATAGTATTTGTTACTATATACTAATATGAAAGTATTAACGACAAGTACAGATGCACAAACTTTAAAAGTAATACCAAGAGAATACGTTGGAACTGTTACTTTAAAACTACGAGATGATAGTACCAATGAGGTTACTACTGCAAGTGTAAATACAGTTACTGATAAAGATTATTTAAGCGTTTCTTATGCATTTAATCTAAAGGAGGGTAGATATTATGATTTAACCCTTTTAAATGGTTCTAATGTAGTTTATTTAGATAAAATATTCTGTACAGACCAAACAATAAACCAAGATACCAACGATTACTATTCAGTTAATAAAGATGAGTATGTAAGTAAAGATGGTAATAACGATTATATAGTTTTATAATATGAATGATTTAAGAGTATTAAATTTATCGACTTATACAAGTCCTAAAATAAAGGAAACAAAGACAGATAACTTTGTTGCTTATGGAGAGGACAATAATTACTTTCAGTTTTTAATTGATAGGTATAATGGTAGTGCTACAAACAATGCTATTATTAATGGAATGTCAGAAATGATATTTGGAAGAGGTTTAGATGCGACAGATAGCAATAGAAAACCAGAGGCATACGCTCAAATGATTACTTTGTTTCACGATGATTGTGTAAGAAGATTGTCAAGTGATTTAAAACTAATGGGGCAATGTGCAATGCAAGTTATTTATTCAAAGGATAGAAAAACGATTGCAAGGGTTGAGCATATACCTGTTGAAACATTACGAGCAGAAAAGTGTAATGAAAAAGGAGAGATAGAAGCATATTATATGCACCCAGATTGGGCGAATTATAAAAAGAACGATACTTTAAAAAGAATAGAAGCATTTGGATATGGTAACGAACCTATACAAATCTATTATGTAAAACCTTACAAGGCAGGATATAAATATTATTCTCCAGTAGATTATCAAGGTGGAATACAATATGCAGAATTAGAAGAAGAAATTTCTAACTACCATATTAATAATGTGCTTAACGGGTTGGCACCCAGTATGTTAATTAATATGAATAATGGTACTCCAGACCCAGAGCAAAGACAATTAATAGAAAATAGAATATATCAAAAGTTTAGTGGTAGTTCTAATAGTGGTAAGTTTATTTTATCTTTTAATGATAATGCAGATACTGCTGCGAGTATAGAACCAATTCAATTAAGTGATGCACATAACCAATACCAATTCCTTTCAGATGAAAGTATGCGTAAAATTATGGTAGCACATAGGGTTGTTTCTCCTATGTTATTAGGTGTAAAGGATAGTAGTGGATTAGGTAATAATGCAGACGAATTAAAGACCGCATCTTTGTTGATGGATAATACAGTTATTAGACC